CCCGTGTCCACGTTCACAAGTGTCATTGCTAGTTGGGCTGCGGCCTGTGCTGGTGGTCGCCAACCACCCGTCCTACCTGTACATAACATCTACATACGTCAAACGTAGGTTAGACGCGCCATAACCAGGCGCCGAGCGATGTGGTCGCAACGAACCGACTCACCTCAGCCGCCCAATCAGCCGTCTCCTGCATGTAACTGTCCCAATTGTACCGACGGTACCCACCCCTCAAGAACTTGTGGTCCACCAAGTACAGTAGCAACCTCGTGACGATCGGCTTCAGTTTGTCGCCCAACCCGTACATTGGCCCCCAATCCCCCACTGTGCCCTCGGCCAACGATATCAGTATCGAGCCTGGCGCGCGACTCTTGTACTGCATCAGCCTCGTGCCATAGGCTGAGTCGATCGCCGCCATCTTCTGCACGACACCCCAGCCTTGCACTCTCGCTTCCGCATCGATCGCCTCCGACCTGAAGTCTCGCTTGACCACCCCTGCCACCGACGTGCCCGTCAAGGCCAACAGACTGTTGACTCTGTCTGGCTTGGCGGCACTGAGCAGCCGCGCCGCATAGGTGACATTGAAGTGGAGCTGTTGGCTGTGCGTGTAAATGTCGTACCCATGGGAGTGGCTGACCCAGTCGCCCCACGATCGTTTGAAGTTCCGGCGTGCGCGGTAGTCCGATTCGGGATCGTCCACGCCCTGGGACCAGTTTGCGAGCGTTTTGTCAACAAGCAGGTCCTTGGCTGCCGCGCTGACTGTGACCCCAGACACGACCAGCTTGGCGGCGACATCGCTCTCGGCATTCTCCGCTCCCAGCTTGTTGCGAATGGTCGGTCGCAATGCTGACGCCGGCGGCAGTGGCCTGACACCGCGCATCCTTGTACCCGGCTCGGCCATACCGCCGCGCCACGGCGGCAGACGGAAGACCTTGCTCGCCGCAGCACCCAGCTTGCGACCGGCAAGCATGCCTGCTGCCAGCCCAGCGGCGACGTGGTCGGCACCGCGCGCGACGAGCTTTGCTGCGACAGAGCGCAACGTTCGCGACCGCTCAATGGGCGAGCTCAGTGTGCTAGAATCGGGGTTGACGGTCACGATCGAGTGCACCATACGCGGTAGGTACTGCCAGACGCCGTCGCGCTGTATCGACAGTCTGAGGAACTCGGTCCTGGCATACTCGGACGCAGAAGGGCTGATGAAGAACTTTGCGGGGTTGATGTTGTGGCCGTCCGCGTTCATGAGCACAACGTACAGCTGCGTTGCCCCCGGGTTCGCTGTTCTGCTGACGCCGTCATCGCCAGCCGCAAATCTGTTGTCGACTACCGCGCTGCCGGCTATGCTGTTGACGCTCCGCTCAGCCTTCTCATGCCAGACCTTGTTCAGCATTGTGCCCAGGAACGCCGTCTGCCACAGCCCCGACAAGAGCATGTTTTCCCACGGTATCGTCACGCTTTGCTCCCCCACAGTGCTGCCGGGTGGCAGCGACGCGATGGCCGCCTCGTCACCTTGGGCACGCGGCACAATGATGCGCATTGTGTTGGACGCCCGCAGCACGGCCGCGATCACGGCCTGCACATCTGGCCGCTGGCCGACAGCACAATCGACGTGCTTGCAAAAGCTGCGGACCCAGTTGATCTGCTCGTCTTTCAGCACCTGGAATTCGAACTGGCCCATGTCATCAGGGTCTTCCTGCCATTTGCCTTCCGGCCGCATTTCAGCAAGCATGCGCACCAGGCCGAGAGCCGACTTGCCCACCGTCGACCACGGCAATTTGACGAGCGGATGACCAGCAACCCTGTGCAGGTAGGACATCGCGAGGTAGTAGTACAACTCGGAAGCGTAGATCGCACGCGCCGCGCCCACGTCAACCTTGAAGCTCACCCAATTGCTGACCGAGTCCATGCTCAGCACCGACTCGACCAGTTCATCCACCGTGGCCGCGAGCAACGTCGCCCGTTTCGCGATGCGCACTTCTTTGCCATCAGCAGTGCGCAGGCGATGCTGTTTGTCCACACCATCACGCCCCCAGCCCTCCGCATCGGTCAGGTAGTCACGCAGGCTGACGTAGTCGTCACGCCATCTGACGCTGTCCATCGCCAGATCGATTGTGGCCTCCGATGTCGGTGGCCGCGGCGGCGGCGTGTTTGCCTTCTGGCCGGCCAACGCCTCATCCAGCAGCGAGAAAGGCTCGCCGCGCTTGTTCAGCAGGTCGGTCGGCGTGTACACCTCGCCGATCAGCGTCTTCGGCTCCTGGCACTGGACGTACTCGCCTCGCTTGATGCCAAGTGGTGACAGAATGATGTGCGGCCACTTCTTTGCTGCCGTGCCACAGCTGCTCAGCACTTTGTACTGTGACTGGAAGGTCAACTTGTGCACCCCCCACTCCTGCATCATCCACTCCACCCAACGTCGCCCGGCCTGGCTCAAAGCACAGTACATTGTCACGCAGCACCGCAACTGCGACCGGCTGCCAACCCATGCCGCCCAAATGTCGCCCACGCGCATCCTCGCCATGAAAGCCGACCAATCGCCCGCACTCCACAACGGGACCCACTGCTCCACATCGCGGGTCTCATCGACCTCGCGCACCATGTCGCTCACGCCCTCCAGCTGCTCGTTCAGCCACCGCTTCGCTTTGCTCGTCTGCCCGCTGAACATCAGGTCCTCCTCTGACAGCACCATGAAGTCCAGTGCCCGTAGTAGTTCACGCCTCCTCTGGTCAGGTATCACCTCACTCCACCTCTCACCAAATATACACAGTTCGGTAGCTGCCTCCAGTGCACTCACCGACAGTGCGCCTTCTGGCAGTATGCGCTGCGCGCGACGAACCGCCGCCGGCACGTCGCGCTTGCGCACTCGATCATACTCACTTTCCATCGATAGCAGGTGCGGGGGGCCTGGAAGCCACAGCCTCGCCGGAGGTCGGTGCTCCAGCGCCTTCACGAGACATCATGAGTTCGTGAAGATCGGCCATCAGTGGTCCCAGTGACACGGTCGCGGCGTCTTGGCCCGCGGTAATCACCGCACTGCCTCCCACGTTCCGATTGTAGGTCATCGGGACTGAGGCGTCCTCCATGTTCAAGAACTGTTTCTGCGGCAACGTGGCGTCGTCCTTCGCGGCCACACGCCGGCAGCCCAGTGCCCAGTCGAACCAGCATGGGCTGGCGCCTGGGAAGGCATCGTCGAGAATGAAATTGTTGATGCCCAGCGTGCGAGCCGCGAAGTCATCCTGATCCGTGTAAGGCGTTGCGACCGTGAGCTCATTGCTCTGCGCGTCCACCGCTGCGGTGACGTTCAGCGCTGTGAACTCCGAGACGGTACCGTCCGTAAGGTACGCCATCCACTTGTGGGCGTGGCAGTCCGCATCGTACTGCAACTTGCCGTTGTCCTGCCCCATGGCATCGGGGACGACTGTACTGTAGCTCGTGCCTGCCACGGTTGTGCGTACGCGCAAGGGTTTATGGCCCGCCAGCCCGACGAACCCCTTCATCGTCACAGGCTGCGTACTGTTGCCATTCCACGCGAACCAGATGAGCGGGACTCGCAGCCCGTCCACCTCGTTGAACATCCAGCTGCAACCGAAGACCGGTAGCGTGTGAACCTTGTTGTCGGTGGGTGAGAGTGTTGGCATCTGAGGGAACTGGCCGCTGGAGTCGAGCAGTGAGAAAGGCCCGCTGCTTGTGAAAGCACAGCACAGGCGGCCGAAGCTGCCCCCCGCAATGGCTTCACACAATGCCGGTAGAATACCCCCTTCGATGTGTGAGCGCGCACACCACTCGCCAGCCAGCCACTTGATGGCGGGCGGCTGCAGGGTGACGTTGCACTGCACCGGGTGAATGAGGTGCATGGCAGCGGTGGTGGCATGCGCAACAACTTCCGAGATGAACCGCGCGGCGACGAGAGTGTAGATGGGGTTCGGGCTCACAGGCTTTGCCGGCGCTGACCACTCGGCGCTCGGCCGGTAGACCAGTCCGGAGGACACGGTCCAGTACAGCTTGGGGTTCTCGGTTGGTATGCGCATCGATGGCTCCATCGTTGCCTCGTTGGTCGGCCAACCCTGGTTCCTGTACTTCACGCCGAACGGGGTGAACAGCTCAACCGGCGGGGTGACCGAGCCGGAAGGTGAATAGTACGCACCGGATGGGTCGACGGTCCCCACCCAGCTCGGCGGCCCGGAGAACGGGTAGTAGCCCAGCGTTGGTGCGGGCCAGCGCCTGGCCATCGCGACCATGCGAAACGCGACCAGGCAGTCATCCCAAAACCCCCACGCTTCCACGAGAGCCATGATGGTGGAAACCCACGCCGAGAAAGGCTCTTGCCACCACGTGGCTAGATAGCCAGCGGCGCCGGACAGTGCCTGTGGGTTCGTCCCGGCCGGCGACGAGAAGACCACGTTCACGTTGGGGTTCACGCCGCTAGGGCCGCGAAACAGTGTCGTTGGGCCGTTGGCGGCGTTCGACGGCCCGGGCAACACCAGCCACACGTTCAAAGCACCTTGCACGGACATCAGGTCCCAGACGGAGACCCAACTCTGTATGATGTCGCGCAGGTTCGTGTTGTCAACCAGATCGATCAACCGCGTGATGTTGTATTGCGGTCCCTGACAGACAGCCGCGATGAGCTTCGCGAGATGCGGATTCTCCATCAATTGCGTCGGGTGGTTGATACCATCCATGGAGTAAGAAGCGGGGGCGAAGACGAACGCGTCACGCGACGAGTCACCGTGCAGGTTGCGTGCTGCGGCAAAGTCACCGGAAGAAATGACGTACAGGTTCCCCCCGTTGCCCATGGGCAGCTGGTTTGCAGGCGGTGACACCACATTCCTGGCCAGAACGCCAAGATCGTCGTCCCAATCATCCGAGTACAGCTTGTTCGCCACCGCGGCAGAAAAGCGCTCGAGTGTGACGTCGTTGATCGACATCATGGCGTACATCCACAGCCGGACGAAGAATGGAACAAAGCTCATGCCGTACTCAGTAGCCGCGACAGCGTCGCCCTGCATGGCGTTCGTCCAACCAAGGAGGTTGAAAGCGCCCAGTGTGGCCGTCTCCTTAAACGAGGTGACGGTAGTGGCAGACACGCCCTCCTTCCATGTCTTGATGAGCGGTTCGAACGAGTCATTCACCTGCAGCTTGTGGAAATCACGACCGCGCTCGCTCGACCACTTGCACTGCAGGTACTGGATATCCACTGCACCACGGGGTCCGAATGTGTAGGGCATGGGTGTGGCCAGATTCAGCGGTGGGGGGCCGATCGGGGCCGCAGGGTACATCAATGGCATGAACTCCACCCAGGGGTCAGTGATCCATGTGTCGAGCGGCAGCAGCGACGTGTACGACTGCTCGGATGCACGCTGGTATTCCATGGTCGCCGCGTACGCTTGTGGGTTGCCTTGCTGCGGGAACTTGTACTGCCGGCGCCGCACCATGACGTCGGCGATGTCCCATTCATCCGAGTCGGATCGCAACGCGCCGCCAGCGGTCAAGCTGCCGACGGCTTTGATTGTGCTGGGGAGCTTCAGTGTTGACCACGTCGGGTTGAATCCCTTGGCCACATTCTCGGCGATGTAATCCCAACCGGGGTTGCGCTCCACATCGCCACAGCGGAGCAGCAGCAGAGCGATGCCGTCGTGGTCGGGCCCGGGGTTGGGCTCGATGCCCGCGATCAGGAGCCCCTTGTCGATCACCTGTTTGGCGACCGAGTTGGCGACGGCAAGCCGTTGATCAGGGCTGAGCTCGCTGATCTGACTGCGCAGCGCAGCCGACTTGTCCGCATCGGCGGCAGGCGACCCCTCCATGGGCGCGACGGGCAGGTTGGTCCTGGGGTCCAACACCGTGCGTGACCCGCTCGCCAGCACTGGCGGGTTGAGAGGATTGGTTATGGCGGACAGCACCTCGCGTGCGATGTCGGCCAGAACGCCGTTCGACTTGATTGGTCCGGAGGCCAAGGGCTGCGCCGCATCGACGGTCGAGGCCATGGGCGGAGCGGGCACGAAGGTCCTAGCCGCAGTCGTACTGGTGGGGAGCTCATGAGGCAACGCGTCGGGATTGAGCTTCATGACTTCAGCCCGCGCGCGCTCGATCTCTTTGCTCAGCTCAACCGGGACCTCGCTCGCCACGACACCACCGCTACCGGCCGCCGGCGACAGCAGCCCCGCGTCTGCAGCACGGGACAGGATGCTGAACACGAGTGATGCGGCGTGACCGTATAGTTTGGCCAGCCCGGAGAGCTGGCCACGCTCCATCATCGTTGAGATCGCAGCGATTAAGTCGCGGTCGGCCTGGGCCCGGTCAGCGGACGTTTTGGCAAGCGAGTAGCCAACGTCGTGCTGCCGAAACGCTGCGTCTAGTATGTCTGTGGGTGGCACGTTTTCACTGAGCGGGTTGCCCCCCACACGCCCCGAACTGTAGTTCGGCCCGCCGTAGTTGCCGTGACGCGGCACCAGCGCATCAATGACAGATGCAGTGACGGCGGGCGTTGCGGCTGGTATGGCAGCCACGCCTGGTACACGCGCCGCAACCAGGTCAGCTAACGGCGTCATGACCACCGCGCGCTGCTTGGTGCGCAAGCCACCTGGCCCATCGCCCTTGCTGTTGCCCGAACCCAGCTCGCCAACGCTGAGCTCATCAGCGTAGCGACGCTGATGCTGCTGGAATCCAGACATGCGCTCCGCAACTCGCTCGTAGTAGGCGAGAGCGAGTGCGTTCTCGCGCTTGTGTTCTTCCTTGGTCGCCAAGCGCGCAATTGCGCTCAACGTCTCGAGAAAGTTCAAGTTGCCGCGAACAGCCTCGACGACCATCAGAAGAAGCTCGTCGCCAAGGCGGCGGGACGCGACCTCCATTTGGCGCCATGTCATTTTGGCGCGCACGAAGGCCTTGAGCTTGACAATGGTCGATGCAGAACGAACCCGGTTTTCCACCGAGCGCAGGTAGACGTTGCGGGCCTCCTGCCTGGCCAGAGAAACCGCCGTCGCAGGCTTCTTGTGCCGATTGCTGCCAGGCTTTGCGTCCTCCCGCTTGGGGTAGTGCTGGCCGGTCAGACTGGCGTGCTGAGCCTTGCGCTTCGCGCTCGCCCCCTCTTCGAGTGGCTTCACGTCGCACATGCCCGCCTCCACGCGTGCCCACTCGGGGTCCGGTTTCGACACAGCCACCCAGTTACGGGCAGTAAACCGCATGCACCTGCCGACCATGTTGTCAGGGCTGATGACAGGTCGGAACTTCCGCACGGCATCAAAAACATCCGCTGCCTGCTGGCGATACTTCTCCTTCTCGGCGTCATTGAACGCGTCGAACTCGTCGGACTCGGGGTCGAGCCGATTGACGACGGGAGGAGGGGGGCGCTGGTTGCGGCGCAACTGATCCTTGGCCTGCTCGGCGACCGCAGCTGATGCCTCCAGCTTCATTTTGCCCTTGGCGTCTGCCATCGGCGGCCCAGGGTTGGGTTCGATGCCGACCAGCGGTGGTGCCGGCGGCCACACCTCCGCCCCCACGATGTAAGCCGCATTGTGAGAAATGTGCTGTTCATACCAGTCGATGCTGCGCCCGACAGGCAGTGCTTTCTTGACGACCATCCATGCGCCTTCGCACCACACAAGGGCACGACCATGCACCCAGCACCCGTGGCCAGCTTCGATGTGGAAGCAGCGCCCCTTCTCCACCTCGGTCAAGACGAGCAGCCACTTCCCCCGCTCGCCTTGCATCTTCACGATGCCGCGCAGGTCGTAACCCAGATCGGTCTGGCACTCATGGCACAAGTGCGCGAGCTGGCTGTTTGAGCGTTGCAGGCCGCGCTCGCCAAC